GCTGTTCTGGCAAAGGCTAAGGAGTCTAAGGTGGCTTGGTTCGGTAAAGAGATCGCAGACTCTCGACTTGAAAGCGCATTTACTTCTTCTTTTTCTCTTGACGAGAATATCTTGAGCGTGCATAAGGCGGAAACGGTCAGGCTGTACGACGCCAAGCGGGTGTTGCTCGAGGACAGGGAACTCGCCAAGGACGATGTGGTCGATGTGGTGGTCCAGCTCCGGTCGGTGCAGTTTCTCCAGAAAAGTTTCGAGACCGAGTGGGTGCTTCATCAGGCCAAATTTAAGGCTGAGCCCAAGCCGAAGAAGGCGGTTGTGGATTTTTCGGATTGTCTTTTTGAGGAAGAACCAGAGTCAGAGGAAGAGGAGGATTTTTTTTAGTAAGTAACATTAAACGATATGAAGGTTAAGATGATGAAGACCGAGACCATGTTGCTTTTGGCTCTGCTCGTTGCCGTGGGTTATTTTATGTGGGCGAACAACGGCGCGATCCGCCGTGCCCTCGGGATGGCTCCCAAGGAGGGGATGATGTACAAGTCCTACTACGAGGGTTCCAATGTGGATGCGTCCATGCCAGCCCCAGTGAACGGTGGTTCTCTTTCAGTGCCCGCCGCGGCTGCCAACGGGATGGGGGTTGCCTCCAGCCTGCTCCCCCGCGATGTGGCGGCTCAGGAGGACTTCGGTGAGTTCGCTCCCGATGACATCCTCAAGGGTCAGAACTACCTGAACCCCCGTGCCCTCATCGGCTACCCCGAGACCGTCGGTGGTGCTCTCCGGAATGCCAACCAACAGATCCGCTCGGAGCCCCCGAACCCGCGCGACCCCGTCACGATCTTCAACACGTCCACGATCGTCCCGGATCAGATGCGCCCCGCTTTCGAGCTTGGTCAGGGTACCGCTTAGATTGATCTAGATTAATACATTTTAGAAACATTCAGGGAAACAACTCTGACTGTTTGTGAATTAAAGAATATACTTAATTTTTTTGCTATGAAGACTGTTGCGTTTGGTGAAAACACTATATCCGAAAGGGGTACAACAGGTTCAGTTCTTGATTACGCTTATTACAATGAAAAGATTCTTGGAAATAAGTCAATCATCATATACGATAAGAACTCCCCAGGTCATAAGAAAGATATGATAGACTATCTCGAAACTATGTTTCCAGTAGTTGCCTCTGATAGTTACAAGGATATTGATGATATAGTAGAAAAATACAAAGTTACACATTTTTATAAAATTAAGTACGGATTCAATGATCATGCATTATCAAAAATAGCAAAAAATTGCGTACACTGTGTATTTTCATGTCATGATCCTCACGGCGACGTATACGCATCTGTTTCCCCCTGGGTGAAGAATACTAATGGTAGATATCCATGCGTACCTCACATGATAAATCTTCCGCAACATGACAGAAACCTTCGCGAGAAACTTGGTATACCGTCTGACGCAACCGTTTTTGGTGGATATGGTGGCAGAGACAGGTTCAGTATAGGATACGCACGTCAAGCGGTTTATAACGTAGCTGTAAGGTACCCAAATATTTACTTTCTCTTTGCAAACTTTGACCAATTCTGTCCAACATTGCCCAACATCATTCATCTGGATACGATATACGGCAAGGAAAACAAAGTGGAGTTCATCAATACATGTGACGCGATGATGTGGGCAAGGGCAGATGGTGAAACATTTGGTCTCGCGATTGCCGAGTTTTCAACAAAGAACAAACCTGTATTTGCCACAAAGACGGGAGTTGATGATGCCCACGTGGAACTCTTGGGCAAAAAGGCCATCTGGTATAATCCACACAACATTGAAACACTTTTGATTTCATTTGATAAGATCAAGGACAAAATCAAAAATGACGACTGGAATGCCTATAGAGACTATGAACCCGAAAAGGTCATGAAGATTTTTGATGAGGTGTTTTTGAATGATGATGAAACAAATAAAGTGGTTTTTAATGAGTTGGAAATTGAATATTTTAAAAATGATTTATTGGCCATAAGTAGTATTGAAAAACAAACAGAATGGGAACCTCATATAACAAAATTTATGGAGATGTGCAATCATAATTTTAAATTAAGTAACGTAATCGACGTAGGTGCAAATTTTGGGTATCATTCTTTAATGTTTTCTAAAAATATAAATGGTAATGTTTATGCATTTGAACCACAACCACAAAATTATAAATTATTGAAAAATAATATTGAAAATAATAAAATTAAAAATATTATTCATTACAATCTAGCATGTGGAAATGATAATTTCAAGGTCAAGATGCCCATTGTGAATACTTCAAAAAAGGTAAACATGGGAGATTTTACACCAAATTACACCAACGAACATTATGAATTAATTGACACAAAAAGTTTAGATGAAATGGATTTTCCAAAAATAGACCTTATAAAAATTGATGTACAAGGATGGGAAAAAAATGTTATAAATGGATCCAAAGAATTGCTAAATAAATATAAACCCATACTCATTGTTGAATTCGAACATCATCAATTAATCAAAACAAATACTTCTTGTGAAGAATTATTCAAACTCATTAGAGACAATAACTACTACATTTTTTATTTAGAATACAAGTATCCTTCTGATCATGTATGTGTTCACAATGATAATCTTGAACACTTTAGAAAAATTATGAAAGATTATATAAAACAAAATACAACTAATAATAATCTAAACAACAATCTTGGTTATGGTGTTACCGAAAAAATAACAACAACGTTTTTGAATTAAAGAAATTGCACCACTGGTAACAAAACTATGTCAGACGGAATGCCGATTAGTGATCAGTTCAAGGAGGCGATTGCCGAACTCGAGGGAATCAAGACTCAATTAACGGAGGCACAAAAGGCAATCAAGGTGCTCAAGGAACGTGAGACCAGTTTGAAGACCTTCATTGGTGGATACATGAAGGCTCAGAAGATCGATGACGTCCAGACGCGTGGCGGCACCAAGGTCACCCAGAAGACGTCAGTCAAGAAGCCGGCGATCACTAAGAAAATCTTAATGGATGAATTACCAAATTATATTGAGGGAGGTCAGGAACGCCTCAACCAGATCATCAAGGAGATTGAGGATAAGTTAGAGCCCAAGGAGACATCAAGCCTTCAACTCAAGTTAAAGAAGAAATCTGAAGAGTAAATAGGTAACCAAAATGGTGGGATCTAATCTTCTTGACTACACCCCAATTGCTTCCGAGCCTCAGGTGATTGAGGATTATGACAATGAGGAAGAGGAAGGCTTTGTGGATCCAAATGAATATGAGTATGAAGATTGGATAGCCTATTACAGCGACGAGTTATGGAATAACTGGGAGTTATACAGAGAACATTGTTACGATAATATGCTTCCAGTGACACTCACGTTTTCCGAGTTTTGTAAAAATGAATACTATTGTTAGATTAAATGTTGGCAATTATTAGATATGGTGCGATTGCCAGACGTGACAAGTACAAAGGTCATTGTTCCAACCGTTCTCTTCGCCTTCCTGTCACCCGCCGTCACGGGTATGGGAGACTTTACAGATCGACTGGGAATGACCTCTGTGTTCGGTATCCTGTATATAATCATTCTTCGTGGGGTGATGAAATTCGTGGTTCGGCCAAGCGAGGTTTATCTCGCATCCGGAATGTACTTTCTTCTGAGCGGAATGACGACCGACCAGACGATGATCATAAGGAACACGTTTCTTTACTGGATCTTATTCGCGGTTATTCGCTCACAAAGTCCTCTCGAGTTCTAAAAAGGATGAAGTATCTCGTCGTGGGTCCCGGTGCCATGGGATTCTATGCCATCCTAGGCACAGTTTATGCTCTCAACAATTACGATAAAACTAAAGATCTTGAAGCAGTTGCTGGATCATCTGCGGGATCCATCGTGGCATTTGGATGTCTGGTTGCCAAGTGGGACATCATCAGACTTTTTAGAATCATTCGAGAGGCTGCTGATGTCAGTTCACTTATGCGACTGAACTTAAAGTCTCTTCTGAACAACTACGGTTTGGTGCCAGCAACCAGGTGGAAAGAGGTGTTCACAAAGATCTGCATGGAGTTGTCCGGAAAGGAAGATTTCACATTTCAGGAACTCAAGGATTGGTGCGGGCTGGACTTTTACGTGTCGGCATACAACATCACGTTGCAGAGGAGTTGTTACTTTTCACATCACACCCATCCTGACATGTCGGTGTCTCACGCAGTCTGCATGAGCATCAGCATTCCATTTTTGTTCGAGTCCGTGGTCTATCAGGGACATCGCTACGTAGACCTGGCAGCATTCGAAACGTGCCCACTGACTCCCTTCATGGGAAAGGACATGGAAGAACTTGTTTCAATTGAACTGGATCCTGAACCCTCGATGGAGAAGCCACCCCACATAGGGTCGTTTGTTGATTTCATACAACACTTTATCACTTCGATTATGAGAAATAGAGTGGTCTATGAAAAGCCTACGATCTACATTAAGATGAAAGAAGGCGAGGCATTTAATTTTTCTATGGACGATGACAAGAAAACGGAACTATTCTATCATGGTTATCTCACCGGAAAGCGGTTTCTCAAGATAGAACACGAAGAATGTCCCTCAGAACCAGAGCGGCAACCCCCACCATGAAGAGGACCACCATGTAACCCAACTCAGAATCCATCACACCCTCGACCTCATAGAACTCCACCCTGTCGGTGGGGAATATTCGGTCAGCAGCTTTCTCAGGAGCCGGCGGTGCCTTGACCGTTTCCTGAGGAAGCCCTCCGTAGGCATCATCAATGGAACAGTAACCTACCATTATTTAATATCAACTAGGAAATTATTTACAATTCAAGTGTCATCTTCCCCTTCTTGCCCCTCTTTTTCTTGGGAGCAGTAACCTCGACGTCCTTGACCGACTCGCCATTCACGCTCACAATGTCTGAGATGTCGTCCTCAATGTTGCCGTCACTTGACGGTCCCGCTGGCGGGCGAATCTCCTCCACGTCGCGGGTCGTGGTGGACTGGGGATTCATGAAATTGGACATCAGCGACGAAAGATCCATGCTTGGTCCCTGGACCTCCCTCCGGGCGACGGGTGGCGGCGGACGAGGATCCACGTTCCTTTCTTGGGCGCTCTTGGCGGTGTTTGCCACGGCAGACATCATGTTCTTGATGAGATCTGGATTCTGCTTAATCACGTCGTTCATCTGGGGCATCGCAGACTTGAACATCGAGTGGGTCAGATGGAACATCGTCGCCGATCCACCGAGCATCATCATCAACTTCAACTCAGGTGCCATCTTCGCCTTACCGCGATATTTGACGTAAAGTTCCTCGAATACATCATCATAGTCATCCACGCCGTCCATCACCGACTCAGACCATCCGTCCAAATGGATGTCCAGAGGATTGTAGCGCTTGTTCAAAAACTCGATTCCAGTCACACAGGCGATGAGCATGCGCCTTTGCATCTTGACAGACTGATCCACCTCGATCGAGTAGGACATCCTCTTGACCTCACCACGGATGTCGTGGATCGACGAGTGCATGTTCAGACGCTCGATGGAACGAATCCCCTTCTTCTCCAGGCGAGTGATCTTATTCAATAGGTCAGCCTTTTCGTCATCGATGGACTTGTACCCAGGAGAAGGCGCTTCGTCATCATAGCCTCCCTCGAGACCAACGCCACCTCCATAGTCATCAAACGCCTCACCATGATCTTCCGGCTCTTCCTGTGGCGGCGGAGGACGTGCCGAAGGCGTCTGCTTCCCGTGGTTGGCAAATGCCATGAATGAAGAAACAGGTGCCTCGACAGGGCGGTCATTCATGCTCGGGTTGTTCGTTCGCTTGCGCTTCGTGGCATCCAGGACGACACCATTGAAAAGATCCTGCTCGTCATTGTCCAGGTCGACCATGATCTCGCTATTATTATCAAGTTCAATCTCGAAATCCTCCATGTCTTCTGGTGTCAGTCTATAAACTTATCATCAAGTCTTTAACGCAGAAAAAAATCAAATGTCTTAGTAAAGAAGTATGATCAGTAGTCAGTTTGCCCTCGTGCTCGTGATTGCCATCGTGGTGCTCATGTACGTCAAGTGCTTCATGGGTATGAAGAAGAGTGGATACAAGTTGTCCCCGGAGCCAGTGGAGGTTGAGCCCATGGTCAGCGGCGATGCCATCACCAAACTTCCTTATAAGCTGGACTGTGTGCCCGGTCCAGGCAAGGATGCCGCTTACTACACCAAGGACCTCACCCCTGGTGGATACTGTGGTGATCAGGCGCTCGTCAGGGATGCCATGTCCTACAAGATCCTCGGCGGTATCGGAGGATCTCTCCTTGAGAAGTAAATTAAAGAGAAGAAAACAAGGGTAAGTACGAAAAACAATGTCTACCGAGGATGTGATGAAGGAGCTTACCGAGATGCGCAAGGAGATCAAAAGTCTCACCAAGTTGGTTCGCAAGATCGCCAAGGTTCAGGATGATCCCGATGGGTCCAAGGCCAAGGAGCGCGCCGCCAACACCGGGTTCAACAAGCCCAGCAAGGTCACCAAGGACCTGACCGACTTCATGGGTCTCGCTGAGGGCACTGAGGTGTCCCGCACGGACGTGACCCGTTTCGTTAAGCAGTACGTCAAGGACAAGGGTCTGTCTCACCCAGAGGATGGACGAAAGATTATTCAGGATGAGCCGCTGAAGAAGCTCCTGCAAACACCTCAGGGAGAGACCCTCTCTTATATGACTTTGCAGAAGCACATCTCCAAGCACTTCATCAAGGCTTAAACAAAAAACGCACCCTAATTTTAGAAAATGATATCCACTCAGGAGGTTGAGGCCATCATCGGCACGAACATCAAAAACATCGATGTGTACCGAAAGGCTTTCAAGCATAAATCTTCTGTTCAACACGATGGCGTCGAGGGTTCCTATGAAACGTTGGAATTTATGGGCGACTCCGTGTTGGGCTTTATTGTCACCAAGTACTTGTTCGATAGGTACGAGAATCTGCAGGAGGGATTTCTAACTCGTGCGAGAACAAAGATCGTCTGTGGAAAGACGCTGGCGGATGTGTCTGCCAAATTGGGATTTCACAACTGGGTTCAGATGGATGAAAAGGGGATGAGAAATGGATGGAACAACAACCCAAAGATCCTCGAAGATGTCTTTGAGGCATTTGTGGGTGCCATCTACTTGGACCTCGGGATGATCGAAGCCAAGAAGTTCGTCCTGGGCGTCCTGGATAACCCAGACCTCATCCGTTTGGATAGACTGATGGTGGATGACAACTACAAGGACATCCTGATGCGTGTCTGTCAGTCTCAGAAGTGGGATCTGCCTGAATATCGTCAGTTAGATCACGTGGATGCCACCAAATTCAGGGTGGGTGTCTATGTCCAGGGACATCAGTGGGGAACAGGCAAGGGATCCACCAAGAAGGAAGCCGAACAGGCTGGTGCCTACTTCACCTTGAAGCGACTCGAGGAGAAACTTGAAAAGAGACTGGTTCCATCCAAGCGACCCAATGCTATGATTAAAAATGTCCACAGAAAGTAATAATGAAGGTCGCCCTTATCAATCCTATTTCCAAGACAGTCAATGAGATGTGCACTGGTCACGAGGTTCGTGCATGGGGTCGCAAGTCGGGTAATGTGATCGTGGATGTTCCTACTGGGTTTCCCGTGAGGTCCATCTCGGACGTGAAAGCTTTCGGTCCCGATGTGGTTGTCGTGGAGAAGCGCGGCAATGGCGTTTTCAGGGAGTTCACGAAGAACTTTGAAAAGGTCGTGGATGTCGAGGGTCTTCGGTTGATTCTTTCTGCGAAACCGGTCAAGGCTGCTGCCCCTGTGGTGGTCAAGAAGGAGCCGGAGCTGGTCCCCGAGCCCGTGGTGGTCAAGGAGGAGCCCGAGCCCGAGCCGGTCCCTGAAGTTGTCGAGGTCGCAGCGGCTGCCGTCGCCGAGGTTGAAGAAGTTATTCAGGAAACCCCAAAACCCAAGAAGTCATCATCGTCACGTAAGAAGAAGACGCCCACCAAGTCCTCCACTTAAACATTACAGCCGTATGCTAACTAGTATGCATCCCCAAGCGGAGAAGTTTTTCAACAAGACTTATCCTGAACAACGTTCCGATGCGTGGTTCAAGATGAGGGGCACGATGCTCACAGCATCCGATGCTGGTACGGCGATAGGCGTGAATCCGTATGAAAAACCCGAGAAGTTGATTCTGAAAAAGTGTGGCGTCAGTGAACCATTCAATGACTGGGCGACCAAGCACGGACAGAAGTACGAAGATGAAGCTCGACAGATCTACGAAGAACGCCACAATCAACAGGTCTTTGAGATTGGTCTTGAACCCCACCACAGCCTCGACTGGATTGGTGGATCGCCCGACGGCATCACCCACTCTGGGCGACTTTTAGAGATCAAGTGCCCAAGGTCACGAGCCATTGGTGACGGAACGCCACCCGAGTACTACTACGCACAAATTCAGGTGCTCATGGAATGTCTCGAATTGGAAGTGTGCGACTTTGTGCAATATCGACCTGCCGAAATCACCTACCCCAAGCCTGCCGAGTTTGTCTGCGTGGAGATTCCACGGGACCGCGAGTGGTGGGCGACCAACATGCCCATCATGAAGGCATTCTGGGAGAGGGTCCTTTGGCACCGCGAGCATGGTCATCAAGAACTGCTTCCGGCACCCAAGCCTACGATCGATGATCTTATCAAGGAGATTGAAGGTCTCGAGGGACAATTCACCAAGGTGAAGAAGATGGCTCTCGAGATCGCCAAGGAACATTCGACCCTGAAGTCGGGTCGGTGGTCTAACGAGGATGAAGAGTGGCTCCTGAAAAACAAAGACAAGAAGATAGAGGAACTTGCCGAGCACCTGAAGCGAACGGTCAAGGCCACCAAGATGCGTCTGGACAAGTTAATCAAGGAGCAACCCAAGCAGGAGTGGACTGTCAAGGTGGTCGAGGAGGACGACATCTAAAACCCGACCTTGCCTTGAACCCACGGAAGCGTCTGTCTCCCCGGAAGATTGGGCGCGCGACAGACGAAGCGAATGATGAAATGGTTGATCTCCTGACCACCGGAAGGGTCGGGGATGAGAGCCCCATTCTGGTTGAACAATTTCACTGTAAGACGATCCAAATGTTCTATAGGATGAATAAATTGTGTAATTTGGTCGTAATTGTCTCTGAACACCACGAGTTGGTCAGATGATGAACCTTGATCATTGGTGCTAATAATTGATCCAAAGGCACCACGGGCAACGGACTGAACCGGTGAAGTGGCTGGGGTTGTTGGTGGATCCTTGGTGAGTCGGTCGTTGAAGTTGGATTCCAGTTCGCGGACTCGCATATAGAGGTGTTCCACAGATCCACGGGTGTGAACGTGGAGACCCAACAAGCGTGCTTGAACCACCTGTTTCAAAGGTGTATTGAAGTACACAGTAAATGTATTGGAACTCGTTTGATCCAGAGTGTCGAAGGATATCGTGTGATATTCGTAGTTGAAGTCTGGCAAGCCAGTTGAAACATACGATGACCTAGCCATTATTACTTAGCCAAGAGAATAGCGAGAACCAAAAGAACGACGGCGATCGGAATCAGGATCTGTGCATACTTAGTGGGAACTCCCATGAACTCTCTGCGGGGCAACAAGGCTCCTACGGGTTCCACGGGCGCTTCTGGATTATTCTTATTTCGGGTGGCTGACCTGTAGTAGTTAATCAATTTGCGTGCGAATGTATTTTCCGAACCTGGAGTTACAGGTGGTCCAATGTTGGGCTCCAGACGTTTGTCTTCATCATCTTGCTTCTTTGTGGCGAATCGCTTGTCCTTGGTGGCTTGGACTGACAATTTCAAAACAAACTCTTCTGTATCTGTTCCAGCATTGTCAAATGGGTATAACTTAAATGAACTGTCGCTTGTATCATAATAGTAGATGGATACCTTGATCGCTTCCATGACTGGCACTGTCTTTTGAACGCCGATTCTGTCATTCATGGAACTCATCACATAATTATTGGATTGAGGATTGGTGACCTGTGGAGTAATAAGTGTCCCCGTGTATGCAAAATTTATATTTGTATCACCACTCTCTGGTGGATTGTCTACAGTGTAAATTCTATCGGATAAAATACCATAGTTTGGAACTTCCAATACTATGTAGTAAGCATGAACATTAGAATTCGTACTGGCCGTGCTGATATATGGAATTGATGCGCTCACAAAGTTCACAGATTGGATTCCGTAAAGGGGTGTGCTGAGATAACTGGTGAAGTTGTTAGCATCGGTTGTGGCTCTGTCCTTCCTGGTTGAACTGTCGATAACGATGTCGTAACTTGACATACTCTATTATTAGATTGCTTTTTTTCAATGAAGAAATCACGGAGGTCCAGATCGTCCAATTCCTCACTGAATACATCGTCCAGTTCCGAGTACTCAATCTGGGGCTTTATTACCTGAACACTTTCTTCATGTTCTAGTGGGACCAATGATTTTTCGGACTCGGTCTCACTGGAAATTGTGGCATATTCGTCTGGGTCATATTCATAACCTTCCATGGGTTCTACCAGACACTAGCGTTTTTCAACAAGCACAAATGACGCAGTTTAACGTCTAGAATTTACGGCGCTCTTTATCATCATCTCAAGTTCGGTCTCGGGTTCCCAGTCAGCCCACTCGCGGACCGCCTGGTTTACCTCCAGATAGCGTTCGTCGTCTCCGTCATACTCGCGGAACTCGTCGTCGAACCCCATATCGCACTCCTGCACGACCATGTCATCATCGGTCTCCCACCCGTCTGAATCCTCGTCGTCTTCATCTGGTAGTATGGAACCGTAGACCCTTCCTGTCAATTTCATGGCACTCCACTTCATACCATATTCCATATCGAGGGCAGTGACGATGCTCCTTCCAGTGGCTTTGCAATACTCGGCGGCCACCACAACGGCATTCTCCAGAACGGGCTGGATCGCATTCGTGTAGGCGGCTATGATCTGTTCCTCGCGACTCATTATTATTTTTAAAATGTCGCTTTTCTTTAAGAGAGGAACATGCAGAAGCCTCCAGTTGGATTCCGTGGTGACACAGGTATTGGTGCTCTAACCGGTTTGAGCGGCGTGGGTCAGCAAGACACATTTTTGTACGACTTTGACTCTAAGAGGGAGTACAATTACAAGGAATATTCTCAGGCGACTCCTTATTATAGGTTTTATAGACCTATAGAAACCAGTTTTCTAGGTCAAGATATTCGATACACATTTAGACCTAAAACTATGGGCGATCTTCTCACCAGCCTCATGTTAAAATTTACATTCCCTTCGACAACTGGAACACCCACATGTTTAAAGAATGTTGGTCTTTCTATGATTAAAAGAATAGATTTGATAGTGAATGGGAATGTAATACAATCACTTAAAGGTGAATGGATGTCAATCTATGAATCAATGTATTCTAATCAACAAGATCGCGAAAATACGTTGAATGTTTCTTTCAATCTCGGTTCCAAATACGATACTCAACCAATCTTGAAAGCCAATGACACATCCCAAAGGTTATTCTTTCCACTTCCATTTTTCTTCAACAACCATTACGTGGATTCGAGAGTTGACACAACGTCATTTCGAGCACCCATGCCTCTGTGTGCAATGCACAATACTGAAATAACCATTTACATTCAGTTTCGCGCACTCGCCGATATAGTCAGCGACACAAGTGGTTTTGTTACTGGGGCGGATCTTACTGACTTTGCGTTCGTCACCGAAGAAGTCACATTGACGCCGAGCGAACGCTTTATGCTGCGTTCGACGCGCCAAGAATATCCAGTCGAGAAGGTTACAGCAGAAGAATTGGAAGTTCCAGCGAAAATCGATGAAAAAATTCGCTATTATTTTAACAGTGCCTACTCGTGTCGCGCCATATTCTGGAATCTAAAGGAAAACAAACTTGGTTACAATCCAGAATTTTATGATTCTGTCGTTGACGCGCGAATCACAACTGTAAATAAAACAGACAGAAACGAAATTCGTTTACCACTCTTTCTACAAGAATTACAGGCATATCTCCATGATTACCATAACGATGGTAGTTTCTATGGTTATTCATTTTCCGAACAACCCTTGCAAGTTGTGTTGGGAGACTATGAATTTAGAGCCCCTCGCCCGCAAAGTGCTTACATTGATATAGGTCTGACAAGCTCTTCTGGTAATTATCTTGCTTGGAGTGAGGCACTGGAAGATGAAGGCGTTGAAAATTTCACAATTGAAGGTCAAAAAATTTTTTTGGACACTAATGTTGGTTTTCAAAATGGGGATAAACTCTTGAGCCTGGACATGAAAACGAACGGATTATTTCGCACGAGTACCGCGGGCGTTGGCATCCCGGCGAACGTTTATTCAAGTAACTCCGACACTACACTTGCACCATTCTATATGCGTTTTGACCCATGGAGCAATGTTTATCAAATTAGCATAGCATCTACATATTATTATCCATCCACGACGAATCACTTTGTAAACAATTCTAATGAATTTCGGGATGGCTCTTTAGAATATTCAAGCAATACTCTTACCGCAAGTGTACCTTTCTGGAGTGACTCCTCAAATACGAATGCGGTCGTTCTATTGCAAGACGTCGCGGATGCTGCGCCTTTGTGGGGAACGTGTGTGGCAAACTTATATGCTACATCAGTTGGTGCTACGGTTTCTGTAACACCAATTTCGTCATCTTTTACACAAGGAAAAAACTATCCAACCGATTCAGGAACCACAGCAACACATCCACATTTGAAAATTACACCAGATTCTTTAATGAATATAAATACATTCGTGCCAACAGTTAAAAATTTTATTTTAACTATGTATTATCTTTCGACAAATAAGTTCATAGTCGAAAAAAGCACCGTGGATTTTATTGATTTCGATGAGAGAACGGGTATTGTTGATGATAGAATCGAAATCGAACGCAAGGCAGCCGAAGCCAGGGCGATTGCGGAAGCCGAAGAAGAGAAAAAACGCGAACTTGAAAGACTAAAAGAAGAGGAACGGAAACGAATGGAAATGGAACTACTTGCTATTCAAAGAGCCGCCGAAGAAAAGGCAAGGCTTGAAGCGGAAGAAGCCGCAAGACTTGCCGAAGAAGAAAGAAAACGTCTCGCACTAGAAGAATTAAGAATAACTGTGCAACAAAGAGCGATCGAAGACACAGAGAGAGCCAAAATTGCTGAAATTGAACAATAAATCAAGGAAATCTAGGTAAATTGATTTCCGAACCTGAAAATAAAAGACGCGCTACACCATTTTCGATATACAACAAGTTTGTCGAAAGTGCGTACATGCGAACTCTAACTTCGTCACTTGTTCCATCGCTATTAGCCTTGGCATTAGTATAAAATAATGGATTAATAATTGTAGAAAAATTTATAGATCCATTGGGGATTGATCTGTTCATGGGATCTTTGCACAACGCAAGTGCATAAATAAATCCACAATAACGATTTGAAACTGCTATTATGTCTTGTGCAGAACCAGGAAAATGTGCGTAATATTGAAAACCGCGATACATTTCAAATGTCCCCACTTCTTTTGGCATCAAAACTTCGTTGTCAAGTACGATCTCCAACGATTTCAAAAAATCATTTTGATCCACGCTTGAGAGTGGTGCCGCAACTCCTCTAGAATAATCAAAAATATTTGTTGTATCAGTTCTAGTATCTTTGAATATAACAAAAAGTGCCTTGACGGGATTGACAAACGTGGGACGCATCACAAATTCCACATCAGTGGTACCTTGGTACGTTTCTTCATGAACTTGAAATTGTTGTACGGGAAACACAAGGGGTCTGTTTGTAACAGAATTAATAACTTCATCGGGGGCATATCCATATTCAATTCGGAGACGAACCTCAGAACTCGTTACGCCCGAATCTGCTCCACCCCAACTTTCCGAATTTCTGAGTCCCATGGAAACCTCAACCTCTTGGTAACGCAATGCAGCCAGTGGAATGGCGAGTTCGGGTTGTCCATAAAACCAAAATTGCAATGGAATCTGAAGTCGATATGTCCGTGGATATTGAGTCGTGTTGGTGAAAGGATAGGTCGGACCGCCACCTAACATCCTAAACAACTGAGTCACAGAAAATGCATCTTTTTCTCTACCTTCGACATTTAACCTCAGATTTAAAGTCTCGCCGGTTTCTTGCTGTATCGTAGTACCACCTATTACCAATGAAACATAATCAATCATAGCCAGTGCATGGTTTATAGTAGAACTTGCTGAACTCGTGTAGTCAATGAGTAGATACATGCGCGTGATAAAATCACCATGTCGAGGAATCAAAAAACTAGCATTTCCACCATAATTAATTGTTAAAGGATCAGTGTCAAAACTCTGTGTAACAAAGTTGGATTTCTTGGTGAACACGCCTTTGAATGGAGTCTGCTCCATATTCTACTATGACCGATGTTTATTTTTTCTCGATAATAGCGAGCACTTGTTTATGGACCGCGTCATAACTCATCTTGGTGCGAACCTCTTCTTGAACCCACTCGGACGTGGTGTCTAAGTTTCCCTGATAGACTTTTTCTAGTGCATCCACGGTTCCGTCAACACTTGGCGTCACCCACCACGCATCCTGAAAACGATTGAAACATTTTTGAACAGGTGGAACACTTATACCGTGCCAACAATAATCGTCCATTGCTCCAAATTTAGTAGTTACCACAGGCAAGCCAGAGTATTGAGCCTCCATCTGAGGGATACCAAACCCCTCGGAGCATGAACCGCATAGATAGACATCAGCACACATATATACCTTTTGTAAAGTGATTTCATCCAATGTTGCTTCGGTGATCTTGACAGAATGCTCTGGGATACCAAGACTTGCGATCATCGTCTGAACATTGTAAATTTTTGCATGATTTAATGCCGGGACATGAAGCCAGAGTAACGCCTCTGGATGCGTCTCCTGAAATTTGTCAAAAGCGAGCAGTGTCGTATCAAGAGACTTTCTTCCACTTTGTTCATAGTTTCCTGCGATAGTCAGTATCACATATTTGTCTTTCAAATTGAAATCATTTCTAATCTTTTCCTTGGTTTCATTTGGTGGCAGTTCCGTTCTAAAATCTATAATATGCGGAACAACATAGGTATCGCGTTTAAGTTGTTTGATGACACGTTCGCGTGTCGAAGGGCACAAAGAGATGATATTCTGGATCTTGCCAAGTGCATTCAATGTAGGAAAATCAATTGGTTCATAATGCAAAGGAAACCAAAGATAAGATGGACATGCAATCATTTCAGGTGTATTGCTTTCAAGTAAAAAGATGTCCTGAAGAAAGAATATGGCACCGGCGTTCGTTCGCTTGATGAAATCATTGATGTCCGAAATCTTGATCTGAGAAGGAAACTTTTCATAGGGGCCCAAGATGAAAGTGACCTCGGGTCGATCCAAAAGTGCCTGAGACCATGGATCCCTAGTTTCATTTACAAGTATGCTGTGTTTGACAATGTCCTTGAAACTTAATACCCCTGTATGCTTTACGCCACATATAGACCATATGACCATGGTGACCGTGTGACCCCTCTCGATGAACATCCGAATCAAATGCCTCAATTGACTTGGATACCCACCCTTGGCACCCTCAAATGGTGTTCCGTTACTCGACAACAGAATGTGCATTTATGGTAATCATGTCAGTACCGTTTAATTGAAAACTAACGATGCCATCTTCTTCGTCCCATATGGCCTCATAGTGAGTTGGAACCTCGAAGTGTGAACGAACCATGTCCTCGTAGTAGTATTCGAGTTCTTCATTGTCAAAGATGTCACCAGACATGTTTCCCAAAATGGTATCGCGGGCGCAGAGGTAGTCCAAAAAGGCATCGAATGTATGACCCTTTGTCCACATGAACTCAATGTAGCGTTGATGTCTCCATGACTGATCGAAGAGTTTTAGTAGAAATTTGCCTACCCCAGGGGTGATGTTTATGCTCTTCAGTTTTATCATCTTGCCCATGACCTCCCTCTGGTGAATGTTACTCAGTTTCAAGTTGTAGCAGGAGCGGCACACATTTTTCCTGGAACTCGATCTGCCCTTGTGATAAACCCTGGACATCCTCTCCAATGGAACTCTGTCCTCGAACTGAAAATACTCAAAGGCATAGTTGATGAAATCATATCGACTGGTCCACTGTAGCGGGACACTGCACCAGTGACATTTTGTGTTCGGATAGATCATCTTAAACCATTTTATATTATGTTCTTTAAGACGTTGGAAGAGTCCATGGGATACGAAATGTGGCATGGCCATCACCTCCTCTTGAATTGGCATATCCACCACCCCCATATATGTCCTCACCATTTTTATTAGGACCCGGTCCATCCCACCCACCTCCTCCTAGCGACCTTTCGGTAGCATCTGAACCCTGCCCCGCACCCCCTCCCCCGTAGTATGTAGCCGTTTCGCCGAGATGTCCCCATGAATATTGCGTTCCGTCACCACCAGAACCCCATGGTCTAACCGGTTTGCCCAAAGTTTCTCCATTCATACCATCTTGTCCATCCGCACCTCCTCCACCCCCACCTCCACCATAATCATTGCCACTATAATATGACCCATCTCCCCCGTCTCCTCCCTGTGAACCCGTACCACCTACAGTTGTGTTACCGTCCAGCGCCGCTCCCCCTCCACCGGTTCCGCCATTTTGACCTGGATCATTGTTTGTTGCAGATTTAGCCCGCCCTCCGCCTCCTCCGCCAAGTGCCGTATAAGTGTGAAACGTCGTATCATCACCGTTGTCTCCGGGGTTGTTGGATCTACCCCCATTTCCAACATCCACTGTATACGTTCCTGCGGCTAACGCAACTCCTGTATCGTCAAATAAAATTCCTCCGCCGCCACCGCCCCCTGACTCCCCTTGCTCTCCGCCCCCACCGCCTCCCGCAACCATCAAATATCTCACGTCAGGTAAAGCGTTGGGTCCTATGTCATATAGACCAAGTGTTTCTGTTGATCTATTTGTAAACACGATATACACATTAGAATTTTCATAAATGAAATAATTACCTGTACTACTGGACGATGTATTGTATGCCGGAACGTAGCCAATTCTATCGTACCACACTTGGGTTGAAATAATGGCACTTGGTGCTTCATAGGACAAATCATTATTCGACATTCTGGTTTTGACTCCGAAACCAGCCGCGTTGACGACTCCCGTCTTTCCACCATCAAGGGATGAAGTTATCTTTTCAAAACGGGTCATTGTACTTTGATCTCTTAGTATTCCATCGACGAATAAAAGATTTGTTCCTAAATCATCATTATTTGCCGACTTATTAAGACAAAATGTTACCACGACTATTCTAATCTGATCCGTTGTCCAACTAACTGGAATGGTAAAGGAAACCTCACCATCACCTGAATTGGAATTGTTTCCATCTCCCGCGCGAGCATACAGTTTTCCGTTCCAAGTGTATATTGCCACGCCTTCGGTGTTCACGTTTCCTGTATTTACAATATTGCCGTCCGTTGTTGTTGACAATCCAACAGCCACTCTAAATGACATTGTGTAGATAGTACTAAAAGTAGTAAATGAACCTAATCCAGCTACAGACTTATTTGGAGTAGATTTGCCAACAAGATCATCGCGATCCAAACTGTAAAATTGATCCAGGCCTATACTGGTTCCAGACCAATTCGTAGATATTGTTTTAATTCTATCGAAACCGATTGGCGTTCCTGTGCCTATTTCGTATTCGGTAGCAATATCGTTGACACTGATGGCACCAGATGAAGGAAGTACCATGTCTTTCTACTAAATGTTAATTTTATTTTTGATTTTCTCCACATCTTCTCTGAGTTCCTTAATGGCTTCCACGACAATCCCCATGAGATTTCCATAGGCAAGTGCGTACTTTGTATCTTCGGAACCAGAGACGGCTTCTGGCAAAATTTCCAAAACTTCCTGCGCGATGAGACCGGTATTTGTCATGCCATTCATCATGTAAGTATAACCGCCTATGCTCGTGAGTTTTTCAAGGGCATTTTCAATACGCTTGATATCACTTTTTAACCTTTTGTCGGAATAAGCCGTTATGTTTCCATCTGCGGTAATACTCCCTGTCACAGACAAATCTCCTCCAACCGTGGTCGTTCCATTAATGTAAAGTGCAGCATCACCGTTTATATTTGAAGTCGTAACGGTTCCACTGACGGTTGCTTGAGATATTGAACCCGTTCCCGTCACAGTCAGATTATTTCCCATAACGATATCTCCACTCTGAACTATTCGAAAGGCGGCATTCGACGACAAGTTGGTATCTTCAATGGGCGGCGTAATGTAAAAATAACTTCCACTGGTTGGTTCAATCCCCATATCCGCGCTGACATTTGAGGTGGTACTCAAGGATGGGATCACCCGAAGTCTGAGTTGGCGTGCTCCAACGATTTTTTCAGTAGAAGCTGATGTATAATCACTTAAAATTTCGAATGGAACCTTGTTGGTAGTACTTCCTTGTTCCACATTACTGATAAACACCTGACCCTCCACTTCAAGGGGATGATTGGGATCTGTTGTTCCTATTTCTGGATAAGGCGCTGCCATGATTTAATAGTCAATGAGATTTTAGTATCACGTTTGAAACGTCCATGGGACGCGCAAAGTGACGTGTCCAGAACCTCCGTCGCCTCCGGCTTGAGAGCCATCAGCCCCTCCTCCGCCACCGCCATAAATATCAGAACCGGAGGCCGGGGGATTTCCCGCGTTTCCGCCCCCGCCCGCCCCACCCGTCCCATCCGCGTTGGATCCGACCCCCCCACCCCCACCCCCATAAGTTGTGCTCGTTGCGCCGATGTGACCCCACGAGTAGGTCGTTCCGTCTCCCCCGCCTCCTCCAACTTGACTGGACCCGGCCGCTCCGTTTTGACCTGATGATCCGCCGCCTCCTCCGCCGCCTGCCGCCTTCGTCCCCGTACCGCCGCCGCCGTCACCTCCCTGTGACCCCGTCCCTCCGCTATCCGCGCCCCCGCCACCCGCTCCTCCAGAGGCCCCAGTCCTCGTCGACGCCCGCTGACTTCCTCCTCCTCCGCCACCAACGGCAGTTGCCGTACTCCCGAATACACTATCTGAACCGTTTGATCCAAGAGCCGAAGTGCTTGAAGAACCAGCTCCACCATCTCCAACAGTCACTGTATACGTTCCGGCGGCCAATGTAACTCCGGTGTCGTCAAACAAAATTCCACCGCCCCCACCACCTCCAGCATTAGTTTTAGCCCCCGAAGTTCCTCCTCCACCTCCACCTGCTACCGCCAAATACCTCACATCTGGTCTGGTAATAGGTCCCACGTCGTAAAGTCCAAATGTGCTACTTCCGACCGTGGTAAAAACATTGTATAGATTTCCAGTTTCGTATATGATTTTGTCACCGCCGTAGACTGGGGCGTATGGTAATTTATTGAGCCAAATTTGCGTGCCTTGTATGGTTGAACTGGCTTCATAAGCCGGATCTCCAGTGGTTCTGTTTGCTGCGATAGTACCGTATACTTGTCCAGTTCCAGAACTATTAGTGTCAGCAATTTGTGAAGGATTTCCGGAAGCGGGTGCATTTGCCGAATCTCTTAATATGCCGTCAACGAACAGGGTATTGACGCTACTATCCAAAACACTGAAACCCACCACAACCACTCTGCTTGTCGTGTTAGACCACGTAGCCGGAATAGGCCACGAGAGTTCTACGGTGCCTCCGACAACACTGCCGTCCCCACACGATGCGTAAAGTGTTCCAGACCACGTGTATATAATTGATCCATCGCCACTACCACCCAAATCAACTAGTATACCATCGTCGGCATCGCTGAGACCAACAACCATGCGCACGGTCGCGGATTTGTTTCCAGATATCTCAGTTATGGCTGACACACCCGTGACACTCCTGTCGGTGGCCGTCTTTCCCACGAGATCATCCCGGTCGCGGTTATAAAATTCACTCATGCTTATGTTGGTCGTGTTGTAGTTGATTGAAATGTTGGAATATGGCTTTATGGACCTCCCTCCGGTAGTCGATAAACCATATTCTGTAGCGATGTCACCAAAACTTATGGGTCCAGAACTAGGTAGAACCATGTTTCTCTAATATTCTATCAACCTTTTTATCCAGTTCCTTGATCGCTTCCACCACCAGCCCCATGAGATTCCCGTAGGCCAGTGAATAGTTCGTCTCCTCCGATCCCTTGACCACCTCGGGGAGCACATCCAATACATCCTGAGCCAAGAGACCCGCCGAGCGATTCCCGTGGAGCGTGTAGGTGTAGCCCGTGAGCCTCTTGATCTTGTCCAATGCACTCTCGATCACGAGCAAATCTTCCTTGTGCCTTTTGTCCGAAAATGCCGTGATGTCACCCGTCGCGCTTATCGTTCCTGTGACATTAACTGCTGCGGTTGATAATAAACCGCCCACGGTGACGAGATCCGAAGTTGTAGAACCCTGTGTAGTGACTTCCTGTAGTGTGGGTGTTGTTCCTCCGCCACCAGAAACGTTACTGAGAAGACCTCCGTCTCCGAAGAAGAAATTTGTTGCCACCACATTCCCTCCTGAAATAATATTTGCGGTTGCACTTAGGGTTCCATTCACGGTAGAATCTGCCGATGATGTAAGACCGGATGTAGAGAGAATTCCTGTGGATGTTAGGTTGAGACCCTGTACTGTTCCGGTCACCACAACGGAAGTTCCATCGATTGCTCCCAAAGAGGCAGTTGTCCCCTCAATGTCACCCGAAACGGTCAAAGACGCTCCTGTAAGTGAACCTGTTGACAAAATGGTCGCACCCTGTACCTGTCCTGAAACCGTCGCAGATGCTCCTGTAAGTGAACCTGTTGACAAAATGGTCGCTCCTTGAACCTGTCCTGAAACCGTCGCAGACGCTGCTGTTAAATATCCGGACGCCACTAGATTTCCCGTGGCGTTCACATTTCCTGTGGATGAAATAGTTGCTCCCTGTACCTGTCCTGAAACCGTTGCAGACGCTCCTGTAAGTGAACCTGTTGACAAAATAGTTGCTCCCTGTACCTGTCCTGAAACTGTCGCAGACGCTCCCGTAAGCGAACCTGTTGACAAAATGGTCGCTCCCTGTACCTGCCCTGAAACCGTTGCAGACGCTCCTGTAAGTGAACCTGTTGACAAAATGGTCGCTCCCTGTACCTGCCCTGAAACCGTCGCAGACGCTCCCGTAAGCGAACCTGTTGACAAAATGGTCGCTCCTTGAACCTGTCCCGAAACTGTCGCAGACGCTGCTGTTAAATATCCGGACGCCACTAGATTTCCCGTGGCGTTCACATTTCCTGTGGATGAAATAGTTGCTCCCTGTACCTGTCCTGAAACCGTTGCAGACGCTCCCGTAAGTGAACCTGTTGACAAAATGGTCGCTCCCTGTACCTGCCCTGAAACCGTTGCAGACGCTCCCGTAAGTGAACCTGTTGACAAAATGGTCGCTCCTTGAACCTGTCCTGAAACCGTTGCAGACGCTCCCGTAAGCGAACCTGTTGACAAAATAGTTGCTCCCTGTACCTGTCCTGAAACCGTCGCAGACGCTCCCGTAAGTGAACCTGTTGACAAAATGGTCGCACCCTGTACCTGTCCCGAGACGGTAGCAGACGCTGCTGTTAAATATCCGGACGCCACTAGATTTCCCGTGGCGTTCACATTTCCTGTGGATGAAATAGTTGCTCCCTGTACCTGTCCTGAAACCGTTGCAGACGCTCCCGTAAGCGAACCTGTTGACAAAATAGTTGCTCCCTGTACCTGCCCTGAAACTGTCGCAGACGCTCCCGTAAGCGAACCTGTTGACAAAATGGTCGCTCCCTGTACCTGTCCCGAGACGGTAGCAGACGCTGCTGTTAAATAGCCGGACGCCACTAGATTTCCCGTGGCGTTCACATTTCCTGTGGATGAAATAGTTGCTCCCTGTACCTGCCCTGAAACTGTCGCAGATGCTCCTGTAAGTGAACCTGTTGACAAAATGGTCGCTCCCTGTACCTGTCCCGAGACGGTAGCAGACGCTCCCGTAAGCGAACCTGTTGACAAAATGGTCGCTCCCTGTACCTGTCCCGAGACGGTAGCAGACGCTCCCGTAAGCGAACCTGTTGACAAAATGGTCGCTCCTTGAACCTGTCCTGAAACTGTCGCAGATGCTCCCGTAAGCGAACCTGTTGACAAAATGGTCGCTCCTTGAACCTGTCCTGAAACTGTCGCAGATGCTCCCGTAAGCGAACCTGTGGCGACAACATTTCCCGTTGCGTTTACATTTCCCGTGGATGAAATGGTTGCTCCCCGAACCTGTCCCGAGACCGTCAAAGATGGTCCTGTAAGTGAACCTCCGACCGAAAGCGTCCCTGTCGCTGTCAAGTTAGTACCTCGAATTTCTCCGACAACGTCCAATTTCTTATTTGGTGTAGTTGTGCCTATACCTACGTATGCAGATGGGTGACTTCCTTCACCACCAGAAATGAAAAACACACTATCACCTTCATCCTGAAAATCCACGACTGGCTGAAGTCCTGTTTGATTTGCTACAATAGCAGGACCGGTGCCTGCATTTTGAACATTCAGTGCAAATGATTCTGTGCTAGTTGAAGTTATAGTTACAACTCCACCAGAAACACTTAAATTTCCAGTAATAAGAACATCATCTGTTACAGAAAGATTATTTGTGTTAATCGTTCCGTCTACAACGGCATTCCCAGTAATGGATGCATCGCCAACAACGGTCAATTCTGTGACTGTATCTGCCACCAGATTAGATGTCGATATGGTTGCAGCAAAGACAGTTCCTGTGGTCGTCAAACCTGTCGTGGTGATGGTTCCGGTTGCTGGATCGGACTTAAGTTCTTTGTTCGAAGTCAGGTTGAAATTTCCATCACTCAATTGGATGACGCCCTTCTTCCCTGAAGCCGACGCACTTCCTCCCCCCTCTAAGGAGTTATCAATGGAACTCATACTACTAATTAAAGACATAAAAACATATTCAATTAATAACGATGGACCGATTTGATCCCAACGACGAAAAGCATGTTCAGTGGCTCAAGGGTTCTTTTGAAAAGATGGAGTCTTACACTTCACCTGATTCTCAAAAAAACGGCAAGGAGTTTGTCAAGTACGTAAACTCAAATCCATTTGGCTTGTCTGTCACCGCCAGTAACGTCATGGACTGGCCGATGATTCATTCTATGATTGCCACAAAGTATGCAAAGGCTGTGCTTACCGGTCAAGCCTGGCTACCCTAATATCATAGCCAGGAAACTGGTGACCTACCTCTGAAAGGAAATCCTTCATAATTTGAGTCCCCTGGTTTGACATAAAATCAACGTAGATCATTTGTTCCTTGTGATCCACATTGATGGGTATTTCAATACTTCGCATCCCATCAAAGTGGAAGGGGTTCACTGGTACCTCAATCGTAGTTGTCTCAATCATCTTGAATTACATTCTCATGTTAGTTTTAACCCTGTAGCCTTCGAACATCTTCTTGATCTTCTTGACGCATTCATCATGGAGGTCCCCAATGAAGTATCTGGACATCGTGACGATCACCATTTTTTCATCGTCATCCACCTGGGCGTCGAAGTCTACAACCCTGATACCCTCGAACTCCAAGGGCGAAACTTCCATGGCGATCGTCTCGTGTCTCATACTTAAAAATATAATGACTTTTATTTTTAAATATGCTCTACTACAGTTGCTTGTTCAGGAACGTGTCGCCGTACATGTTCAAGAAGCGCACCGAACTGAAAAGACCCACAAAACGGATGATCGAAAAACCACACAAATACGTCCATGACTGGATGGAACACGAAGAGCTATATTCTCGTCTTCACGATCAAAGGGTTCGTGAACAAGAGAACAAACTGGATGCCATGGAGATGTTCTGTAAGGAAGAACCCCATGCTCTAGAATGTAGGATTTATGACGTTTAGTGCTGAGCCAGCGAAAGAGCGAACGGATTATTGTCCAGCTGCTTGACGGCGAGTCCCAGGTTGTTTGTTCTGAAATCTGCATTTCCCTTGTAGGCATTGTTATTCTGCTTCCAAGTGATATCGTAGTTCTGACCGAGATACTGATTCCCAGCACCGCCCTCGATAACGGTCGAAGCGCTATCGCGAGTGTGTGTGGTGGCACCCTGAGCCTGGGTGGCATTCCCGCGGACGTTCATGCGACCACCAGGAGGTGTATAGCCCTTGTTGCCGCGGTCGGCGGGGCGCAGAAGGATGGTGTTCTGGGTGTTCTGGTAGGCTCCCTCGAACGAGTGAATGCCCGGAGCCGCCACGTCGTTGATCCTTGAAGCGAAGTTCGCCTTGTTTCGGGTAGGAGCCTCCTGAAGAGTTCCCGCAGAAACGAACTTCTTGGCCGCACCGAACTCGAGACCGTCCATCCGGGTCGAAGTCTCCGAACGGATCGTGGGTCGCTGAGTCTTCACGTACATCTCGCGTTCACGCTGACCGGTGAGCATGCCACCCTGTCCCTGCGCGCGACCCCTCTCCAATGGACGCTTGCCTTCTGCGCCCAAAAGCTGATAGGTCTTTTGAGGACGGTTCTGAGTAACCGTCAGACGCTCCGAACCCCTAGACACAAAGTCCTTGGCAGGACCCGACCTACCTGGAAGCGTAGTCAAGCGGTACGCGCCGACGTTGTTGGGCATCACGCGGAACTGTTGCTGGTAGCCACCGTAGGCGGGAACGTTGGCCGGGACGCCCAAACCCGGACCGACGAACCTACGCTCGGCGGACGACAGATTGTTCATGCGACTCGAGACATTCTGGCGGTCATACAAGTTATAGACGGGCTGACCAAACGGGAACTGAACATTGGGTGCCGTATCCTGAAGGGTCGCAACGATTTCTTTTTTCTGTTTTGATGTGTCGACATAAGGTCCAGATAGAATATCGGTCACAAGGGTCAAATCCTGACTCGGTGTATTGATATTGTTACCAAAAAACGGCAACTGCTGTGTCTCTCGGTTCGGAACGGGTGCTGGAGTAAAACCTTCTTTGCGATCACTGCTGGCAATTTGACGACCCGCCACAGCAATCCCCAACAAGGCCACAAGACTCAATGGGTCCATATTAAAACTAGAGTAGATTTTAAAAATCACTTGTATCTACGCTCAAAAAGAACGTTCTGGACCTCGGCCCGGCTGCTCGCGGGATCCCATGACCTGGTTCGGAGCGGCACAGAGCACGACATGTCCTTGGAGGGAAAGTCATACTCTCGACCCTGATAACCCTTCTTGAAGAAGGTGGTGGACTGAGGGCGAAGCATGTCCTCGACCAGGATCATAGGACCGGGAGCCCCCTTGCCCGCCATGTAAGGAGCCGTCCCGTAGATGGGCGTCGAGGCACGACCCGCGCCGGCGTAGTTGAGGTTGCTGACCACCGGAGGCGCGATCACATGATCGTAGGCGCAATCCACAGGCAGACTCTCGGCATCCAAAAGGACCTTTGATGTGTTGAGCTGATAAGCCATATTACTATCACCCAATATTTTAAGTACCGCTATTGCGTCCGCCATTTCCACCAAAACTGCCTCTGAGCTGCTGAAGTTCGGGCATCCTGGACTGACCAAACATGGAAGCGTCGTTGGGGTAGCAAGCACTTCCATCGTCCCTGCAGACCTTGTTCACCAACGGGGCGTAGGCGGATCGAAGGAAGGCACTCTGGTCATTGGGGATGGTCGTGGACGGCATGCTGTAAAAGGAACGGAATGCCTGATTGCGGCTCGAATAGACGTCCGCCTGATCCGTGGGGGTTCCCTCATTCAGAAACTTCTTCACCTTGTCCTTGACGGTCGGGTAGTAGCACGCCGCCGGGCGCTTCGGGTTGTCGGTGTAGTCCGAAAGAAGCACGTTGGCCATCGGATTTTCCTTGGTCGGCTGTTCGCATGCCTGTCCTGGGGTGGTTGCGTTGAAGCGTGCGCCCTCATTCTCAAACGAAGCCGGTCGCATGGCTTCCTTGATGCCACCCGCCAGGAACATGGACGCCATCACCATAATAACCGTGAGACCCAGGTAAATAACCCTGATGTCGCGATTAATCACATAAAGGATCGCCATGGTGTAGAGGATGAACCGAGTGGCGGCGTTGAGCCTCTCCACGGGGGTCTGCTTAGCCAAAGGCCAAAAGATCAGCACCTTGTTCTTGGCAAACAAGTGCGATGGATTTCTAAACCACGGTTGTTCCATTCTTATTTATTGACTAGTTAATTTTTTCACTGCGGTGGCTGCTGAAGAATCTTGGTCAGGTTGCCCATCATCGGTCCAAGTGCCTGCATGATCTTGTTCTCGTCAAGACCACCCTGACCGTCACCGAACTCCTTTTCAACCTTGGACGTCATCTCCTCCATAATCTCAGGCTTCATCAGATTTCCGAGCAGACCGGCCAGTGGATTCTCCTGTCCATCCGGTCCCTGGGGTGCAAACATCTGGTTGATCTTCTCCGGCGAAAAGTCCATGTTGGTTTGACGGGACGCCTGAATCTCATCCTCGCCGACGTTGTTTCCGAGGACGTAGAGTCCCTGGACGTATTGCCAGATTGCTGACCGGCTGTTGTCCGAAAGTTCAGACTTCCACATAGACTCGAGGTCGAGCGTCTTCAAAATTCCATAGCTACGTGAAAGTTCCTCGAAGATGCGCTCGTCTTGATTGCGAATGAGATCTTCATGGGGTTTCACATTCTTCATAAACGTTTCCAGGCAGACACCAGGGTCCTTCTTGATCAGCATGCCGACCGTATTCCTGTAGGTCTTCACAATGGTGTTCTCTGGGAACGTGTGAGCCAACTCATCCACAAACTGTAAAAGAAGCTCGTTGAATGTATCTACGCTGGCCATAGTATTATTTAATTAGACTAAAATCTTTAACTACATACCGCGACTAACTTCTGGAAAAGGTGTTTCGTAGATCTCCTCGCGCTGAGAGATTCCGAGATAGACTATCGTGCCCACCAAGATGGCATTCAGAATTGCTGGCTTGATCATGTCGGCATTCCTGGGAGGCGCCTCGCGATTGAGACGTGCCACCAACTGGATATAGGCCATTGTGATGACTGCACCGACCAATGCCGCGACCAAAGGATTTTTAAGCGAATCACTGATCATTATTAAATAAAGCAGATTTTAGTATGTTTAACGGTTCGCACTGGGGTTGATGGAAAAGTCCTCCTCTTCCTCCATCTGTGGCATGGGTGCCCTCTTCATGATCTTGTCGTTGAACGTGAAACTCTTGGTCTCTTCCTGAGACGCCTCGACTGGCTCCTCTGGCATCGGCAACGAAGGTTCCTCGGGTTCTGCGGGCTCCGTGGGTTCCATGGACTCTTCTGATATTTCAGGTTCGTCCTCCACCGGCAACTCACCATCGCCGGGGAACATGTCGGGCTCCGGTTCCATCTCCGGCTCGGGTTCGGGCTCCATGGGTTCGCCATTCATCACATCCACCGCATTCTTGTTCAGGTAGGTCTTCAGGATCTGATTGATCGGGAGCATCTCCTTGACCGTCTCCTCGACCACACCGTCCATTCGCTTGAGAAGATCCTTGCGGCGGTCGTTCCTGCTGACCACCTCCTGATAGATGTAAGGGTCCTCATAGATTCGCTTGGCGACATTGGTGTAGACGCCCAAAACGAATACGTCGTTGGTGGGAATCTTCAGCGACACCTTGCGGGAATCCTTGGAGAGCCTGACCGACGAAATGATCTTGACCGTAGCCACGAAGCACGCCGCCGTCATCTCGTCCAGACATCCACCACACCTGTCCACACACTTTCCCACCTCGCTATCGATCTGATAGTTGTTCCACTGAGGGATCTTGGCGAGTTTCTCTTGAAACGCCTTGAGCGTGTTGCGTCCCTGAGTCTCCACCTTGGATTCTGCGTAGAGCGAGTCCATGCAGTCCAGTGCACTTGGCAAAATGGTGGACGAAAGTTGATTCAAAAGTTCCTTCTTGGCTTCCACAAGAACATTAAGGTTATTGTCCATAGTTACTGATAAAACGTATTTAATTCAGCGATATTTGTCCGCGGCTTTTTTGAGGTTTGCCAGGGATGCAAACTCGTTCTCAGGTTCTTTGGGTTTGGACCTGGCTTTCTTTTTGGACGTCTTGGGATACCACGAAACAAACAATTGTCCATTTTCATACAACTGGGTGAAGAACCCGCCGTTGATGAACTGGCGCTCGACGTACTGGGCTGCCTTGTCCAGGTCGAATGAAGGAAATCCTATAAGGAACGAAGGCACCTGCACCCAGGTTTCGTGCAGTCCCAAATCGGCGACTTGCCTCACCTTGGTGCTGGCGCGTTCGTATAGCTCCGTATAGAGTTTCTTTTTTAGCTCTCGCTTTCTGTGGTCGATCTGTTGTACCTCGTCCACTCTCAGAGGCATTGTCTACTAGTTCTAGAGTTTTTCCTATCGCAAATAAGGCGTAACCGGATTTTCAAATTCATCTGGATTATTCGCGAGCCATTCGTTTGATGCTTCAATGGTGTCGAGGTATCTCTGATCGTCGCCGTCGCCCCACTTGGCCTTTACCGCCTTATCGACGAGTGCCAGGGCGCTCTTGTTGGGCACGTTGGCGTTGGCAATAGTGTCATAGGGCATCCATTCACCCACCTGAAGTTGATTCTGGAAAGCTTTGATCTTATCGCCATCTTTCAAGGGCTGACTAGTTATTCCCTGAATCTTGATGCCAGTCTCGTCGCCCATGGCAATCACGTCCACCTCGGTGCCGTAGAAACGCTCGGTCTCAAGGAGCAGGAAGCGACAGCGGTAGGTCGCCGGGACATTGTCTGGGACCGTGGCGTAGTCCTGGTCGCGCTTGAGCGTATCGAGGTAACTTATAAGGGCAGTCCGAGCCAAGCGTTCCTGTTCGGTGCCGTTGCCGTCCCTGGTGAGCACGGCGTCCTTGTCGCGCGCCTGAAGGAACTTGACATAGGCATCGTAGACGTCCGGGCGCTTCTGTTTGAGTTCCTTAATCTTATCAGGGGAATCAAACACCTGGATGAACACGGTCTCGATCGGGAACATCTTGAGACCATTCTTGTTGTAAATCTCCTGCACCGTGGCATCCAAAATCTTCTTGATCATCAGTGCCTTGACCGCCACGTCCTCCACTGGGTTTCCAGTGATTTCAAGGTCGCCGTCGGTGATCACTCCCGACACGGCGGGGCGAAAACCAGCAAACCCGCGATCCCACCTGAGTCCCTCGCGGTTCTTCATGACGTACAACACGATCGCGACCGCCAGTGCGATGAAAAATATAGTCTGCATACGCATCTTATATTATGGTGCGAAATTATATCCCCTGATAAATTCACCGCCGCTTGTAAGGAAGCATGTTTGCTATCATGTTATATAGTCCTAGGTGTCAACACTGCCTTGAGATATTCAAACTTTTGGATCAGTGTCCCGTGAAGGATCAAATCAAGAATCAAAACATCCACGAAGAACCTATTCCAGAAGATTACCGCAAGGTGCTGACCCACGTCCCAGCGCTGATCACCAAGGACGGGAGACCTTTGATGGGACCGGAGGTCAAACAGTGGGTTCTCTCGATGATGCCAACCGAAGTGGAATCCTTTGACCATTCAGCCTTTGCTTCATTTGACGGAAACCCCAATTCGGCACCTGGTCTTTTCGATTTGGAATCCTATGGGACTCCCTTGGCACCCCCGATGACCCCAGAGTTGGAAGCCAAGATAAACAAGAAAACCACCAATTGAACAAATGATCTCCACCCCTGAAGAAGTTCCAAAGTCACTTGGAAATGTATATTCTTACAAACAAGGCTACTCGTCGTGGAAAGAGTTTATTGCCGATCGTGGAGAAGAAGGATTCAAACAATTTCTCAAAGACCTTTATGATCGTGACTACTTAAAGAAAACACGCACTCAATCTAGTAAATGTTCTTGAAGACGATTCAAGCATCAGCATTTAAAAACATCTTTGAGGTCTTGAAGGACATCCTCAACGATGTTAATGTATCTTTTAGCAAAAAGGGGATTCACATGCTAACCCTTGACAATGCTCGCACCGCGATGGTGGAACTCTTTTTAGATTCCAGTCAATTTGAAGAATATTTATGTGAACATGAAATTATTGTTGGGATTAATACTACCAACGTATTCAGAGTTTTGAAGTCGGTCACGACCAACGATGTATTGATAATGAAAATCGAAGAGAATCATGTGCTTAATATTTCCATTGAGAACAGTGGAAAGAAGAGTCGAAGTCACTTCAATTTACGCCTTCTGGATATCAATGATGAAATGTTCGATGCTCCCAACCTTCCCGTGATCAGTATCACAACCTTCCAGACCGTGGACTTTCAGAGACTCTGTAGGGATATTTCACATATTGGTTCTGAACTGACCATCGAGCGTTCCTACAAAAAGGTTGGATTCAGGTGCACAGGAGACTTTGCAGAGCAGTACACCGAATATGATATAGATTCGGACACCACTAAGTTCGAGTCCATGAAAGATACATTTTCTTTGAAGTACCTCAATTTGTTCACCAAGGCTACTTCAATGTGTTCGAATATGAAACTTCTCCACCACGGAGAGGAGATGCCTCTCGTCCTGGAGTACAAGGTTACTTCTCTGGGTGAACTCAGGTTCTACCTGGCACCAAAGTCTGAGGAGTAAGTTCTTCGTCCTTCTTGATGATAATCTTCTTACCAAACATATAGACGTGCCACTCATCCGGCACCTCCTCGTTCGCGTCAAATAGATCCTTCATGCGGATGTCTTTGACGTTGTGAAAGTCCGACCTCGGTCCGGCGTAGCGAAGAAAACGAGCGGTATCCCACATGATCACCTCACCATCTTCCATGACAGCCTCGACCTTTTGAATCATGATAGGTCCCTTCATCCTGGGTTCATCCTCATCTTCGGTGACATCATCAACCCTACGCATGGGATCCCTGGTCACCATGGAATAGGGTGCGTCACGAAATGTATACTCTTGCTCATAGCGAATGTTCTCGATGCAGTCGGGCTTCTTTCTACGAAGGACGTAAATAGCATCTCTGAAGTCAGGGTAGTAACACATGGTGTAGGTCTCACCAGACTTCATAAGGGGCCAGCCATCCATGACCCTCTTCCAGTCGGGTGAAGGGAACATACAATCACGCTTTGTATTGATATCATATATCATTTTCAAAGGCATCGTGAGACGGTAATGGTCCTCATTGTACCACCACCCAGCCAGCTTGATGAGTAAATTATACATTTAAAGTTATAGTGACATTTTTCTTTAAATGAGTTTACTCGAGAGGTATCACGCCAAGCTAAAGGAATATGAGAATGATCCCTCGACACTTCATGACTATATCACTATGGCAGCGCCCTTCATACACAGATATCACGAGGAAAATTGTAGACGCGATATATTTTTGGAGTACATGCGCGTCGTGGAAAAAGACATCACGACGGTGACTGATAATGATTTTATTGACAACAATGCTATTCAGGTGGATAATTGTAAAAAGTGCAACTCCACAAATGTTTACGAAAATGATATTGATGGTGAAATCGTGTGTCAGGACTGCGGTGCATGCGAAAAATATATAGCCACCAGATTGTCTTATCAGGATGAACAAGACATTTCAAAGAATACTCAGTACTCATACAAAAGACAAAACCACTTCAACGAGTGGGTTCAACAATTTCAGGGGAAGGAGACAGCAAATATTCCAGATGATTTGATAGAACAATTGCGTTACGAATTAAAGAAGCAACGGGTCGAGCAGGTTTCCAAGATCACCCACGCCAAGGTGAGGGGTCTCCTGAAAAAGTTGCGTCAGAATAAATACTACGAACACATTCCTTACATTGCCAACATTCTTACCGGAGTGAGGCCCCCCGAGATGCCAGCCGCCCTAGAGGAACGCCTTAGACTCATGTTCAATGAAATACAGGAACCCTTTGATCATGTCTGTCCCAAGGACCGAAAGAACTTTCTGAGTTACCCCTACGTGCTTTACAAATTCTGCGAGTTGCTCGGTGAAGATCAATATCTTCCTTATTTTCCTCTTTTGAAGTCCAAAGAGAAACTCACTCAACAGGATGTCATCTGGAAGGACATGTGCAAAATACTCAAGTGGGAATTTATTCAAACCGTATAATAAGTAAGGATGTCGTCCTACATGAGACTGAATGACGGGATTTCCCTCAATAAGATCAACCCTTATGCCGACCCCATGGAATTCACCCCTGGCGTCCCTCTGGGTGGTGCCTACAAGACGGTCTACGCGCCGTCCAGTGAACCCCAGGTGGCACTCGTGAACTCGGTTCGTCCCACAGGAGATGCGCTTGGGGGACCTCTCGAGACCCAGATGGCAGAGCCGAGTCCTGGTTGCGAGAAGACCATCGCCGCGGGGTGGAGGACCCCTTACTACTGCACGCCTGGCTCCCAGGACTATCCTCTCAACCGGAAGCCCGTGCCAGAGCGCATCTATTCACTGCCTCCCTGGGCCATGACACCCAAGGTCAAAGACGATTCGATCCTTGTAAAAAATGAGGGCATGACAGGAAGCATGGATATCGCCAACCTTGCGGGCAGTGCCGCCGCTACTATACTCATAGCCCTGAGTATTATGACGCTCATCAAATTTTTGTAATTTTGTCGCCCTCGATTTTAGGATTTCGTTTTTCTATTGTATCCCTCTCGGACTGAATTTTATTCAGGATACCTGCACACTCGTGAAACTCCAGTTGGATACAAGAGGTACACAGAGACGTGTGATCACAGTAAGCACATGGAACGCAGATCATATTCTTCTTCTTACAGTGACCACATCTCATATTAAAGAAGTGGCGAGTCTTACTTTTAAATATGGAAGCCAGAAACTTTCGAACCTTTCTTGGAAACATCATCAAGGCGCATGATGCGATCCAGGGATCCAAGCCCACAATGCCCAGAGTGTCCACGATGACTGTCATGGGAGGCAGAGACGGCATCACGACCCCTCTCGCGACTTTCAAAGAGAAGTTCGTCGACGGAACCGGTGGTTGGAACATGGGCACTACACACTTTAACAACTCACTGACGCTATCAAAGGATGTCGGTGAAACCAAAAAGCGCTCGGTCAAGTTGTTTCCCAACGGGAAGATTCATGTGACAGGATCATCTACACCCATGGAAGGACTGGACATCATCCAGGAGATTCAAAAAATAGTAGATGAGGTCTTTCCTGAGACCACCAACAGTCCCGTGTCACCCATGGAAACACAGATGATCAATGCAACGTTCCGTCTTCCTCACGGCATCGATCAGATGGCTTTACTGGATCTTTACAAGAAGCACAAAAACTTTGTGACTAAGTCATCTTACAGTCCAGAGACCTACTCGGCGGTGAAAGCCAAGATGTTCAACATGACGGTCAGTGTTTTTAAAACGGGTAGCATCGTGATGTCGGGTGCCAAGAATTTCAAGGACATCGCCAAGGCTTACAGGTTCCTGATCAAGGTTCTCTACGATCCACAGGTCAAGGGAGACTTCATCGAGATCAAGGAAAAGAACGACAAACTGATTCACCAGAGAGAATCATTCCACCAGAGGATCAGGGATTTTTATCTACTGAATAAGTAAAAGATGTCTCAGCGTCTTGGTATGGCCGATGGTCGCGCCTTCACGATTTACACTTCGAACCAGCTGATCAACGATAAGATCATGTCTGATAATGGTATTGCGTATCCGCTTAACTACCAGTACCGCCAGCTGATCGCCAAAATGGGTCCTGACCTGCTCAAGCCCGTCACCGAACTGCAGCGCGTGGGTTCAGTACCCGCCAACAGCATCACCCGATGCTTCTCGGCTGACGTTCCGCTGCTCAAGGTTCCCAAGACCAACTAAGTTTAGTTAAAGAAGTAACACCTTGAAATTCCATTATGGACTACGTAAAGCAATTTCAAGATGCATGTGCCGCTATGAAGAAGGACGGAACACTCACCCAGGAGAGGATGACCGTCGCCTGGCTCATGTTTATGCCCAAGGATCAGGCTGAAAAGGCGATGAAACTTAGTTCGCGTAAAGCAGACCGCCCATCCCGTTCTGGACCCTGAGGATGTTGTAGTTGACCGCGTAGATATCACTCTGGATTGCTGCATCGCTGATCAGTCTGGCAGAGTCCATGCGCGAGAAGTTGCAGGTACCCGTGGGCTGAAGCTTGGAAGCGTCCAGACAGAAGGGGATCATAAGAGTTGTGCTCTCGAAACCATCTTGCGCTGCGCTACTGCTTGCGCCATATTGAGTGTGATAATAAGAAGACACCTGCTTGAAATGAGGCAAAGACTGCTTCTTTTCGCCAACGTCCACACCATTCAGTTGGAGAAGAACACGATTGGAGGCGGTAGAGAATACTGCTGCGTTGGATGCAATAAATTTGACCGGATGATTGAATGTGAGATCGGCAGTTTTTGAGCCGGGTGCCGGAATACGCTGAACCTGGTGGATGAGCATATCCATGGGCTTCTCGGCCATCATGCGACGTTCATCAGTATCGAGGTAGATGTAACGAGCCCATGCCTCATAAGTGTTGGCAAGAGTACCCGCCCAATAGATGCGAACCTCCACGTCGTGGTACTGGAGGGCAATCAGAGGAAGAGCCGACTGCCAGTTCTCGCAGAACCAGAACTTGAAAGGGTAGAAAAACACCTGTTGATCGGCAGCGCTGGGACCAGAGCCATAAACACCCTTTGAGAAAGAGTTGGCCATGATCTCGGTGTGAATGTTTGCAGAATACCCATAATGCTGGGTGTCAATAAGCTGACCTCCGATGTACAATTCGACCTTATCAATAACCTCATTCCAATCCTCTACAACAACCTCGTCACTGCTGTTCACGTTGGTGAGGTAAATGTAAGAGAGAAGGTCGCCCTTGCGCTCGAAGCGGATCGACGAGAGACCGTTGGCCGCCGGGGTGTTCTGAATCACCTGACGCTCAATCACACTGGAAAAGTTAGTGTGGCGCTTGTATGATGACTGGAAAAAGCTCACCTCCGGGTTGCCAACCAGGTGCGTATCCTGGGCACCCACCGCGACAAGTTGAGTAATACCACCCGACATATTTCAGTTATTACTATTGGACAATAAAATATTAACGAATTATAAGACGTGTGACCATCCGAGATATGTGAATCACCGACTCGCCAAAACGGTCGTGGTCATTTTCCATAGAGAAACTGGAACCTACCCAGACTTTCTGTATGGAGAGCTTATGCAAAAACTTCAAGACTTCACTGTCCACCGAGGACCTCCTAGAGTCAGGTTCTACCATGAGGGGGTTCCTCATGTGTGGGTGTGCGCTAGGTGTGGGGACCTGATCGAATACGGCGAAGAATCATCCTGGACTGACTGATCTCCCACCACACCTCGACCTGTTCGTCGACCTTGTAGTCCATGATGGGCTTGAGGTCGTCACATTGAATTTGATACGGCCTTCCGTATCGCCACGGTATCTTCAACTGAATGTTGTCCACTTGAATATACCGCCTGCCTGACTCAGCTTCGTAGAGTGACTTTGTGATCTTTCCGGCGAGTGGATTAGAGTACATACCTTTGTTTACAAGCGCGGTAAATCTTTAAGGTTTTGCCGCTAAGTTTGCACTCCCTGGGAACCACCCGGATCACCGACCTGAGTCTCTTCTGACCATTCACACACCCGTGCTGCTTTTCGTTGTCCGCATGGGGTTGCGCCACGAACTGCTCGTACATCGCCTTGACCTGCGAAAAGCTGGGACGATCCGTCTTGCCGATGCGCTGGTTCACCGCGTCGTGAATGTTGTAGAGCCATCGGGTCAGGGTCTTCCTGGAGGCAAAGTTGGCGTCGGTCAGCCCGAGGGGTCCCGTGGTCTTGCAGTACTTGGAGTAACTCGCGCGGCAGTACTTGCACGGCAGCATGGCACACAGCGATCCAAAGAACCTCATGAACGTCCGCTTGGTCTTCTCGTCGGGCTCCTCTGGGTAGGCGAAGGTCAGGGTGTGCAAAAACATCCACGCGGGCGGACCCCACACGGCCGTCTGAAATCCTCGGCGCTCAGCCATTCTAATAATTTGTGAGATATTATTAGAGATGACGTCTACATGTAGCGTAGATAGTTCAAAAATTTATTATGACGTGGAGTCAATCGACCTAAAGGCAGATCCCAGCAAAGGCAAATCAAGCGCTTTCGAAGCGATATTTCTGGGTGACGTCATATCAGAAATCAGTGGTAATTGCATGATCGTGAAGCAGCAATGCAAGACACAATATCCCATTGTAAATAAGAGTAACTGGCAAAACTGGCTCACTTCGGTCGATCAGGAGAATCGTGTTTCGATCGCGCACACAATCGAAAAAGCTGGAATCCCGATTCTCTACAATACACCAAGATTGTGCGATCCTGGAATCGCCATCTCGCGAAACTGGAATCTCAGAAACTACATCGAAACACGCCTTTACTTGTTCAAATACGTCTACAATTTTAATAACAAAATGGTGAAACGCACCAACAACACATCGTGCTATCCAAGTGTGGTTTTTGACTTTAGACCATTTCAATACGCGTTTGTTTTGGACGGGAAACCAATGTATGTCACTCAATGGATCACGGCCACAGAAGGGGAAAAAATTGGAGCCGAAGGGTATACGCCTCACTTCCGGTTGTCCCGCGAAAGAACGTCCCCTGCCACAAAAACAACAACAGGTATATTTGATGATATTGTACGCAAGGTGACAAAAACTACACTTGGCGTGTCCAATAAATCAATCATAGAAGAGAATATCAATATTGGACCTGAAGGTTTTTTCAATCAAAATAAACAAAAATTTTTTGAAGATTTTAGGACATTCATTAAAAATTATGATGGAGCCCAATTCGTCGATTCTTCTGGAATTAATAAACTCAACAACAAGAACAAACCTTTGTCTGTTGTTAATTTGACAAATGATGTGATCCGTGTTTTTTACTACGATCTTATTCACGACAAAGTGGTCGAAAAAGGAACATCATTAACATCATTTACAAATAAATTCAAGAAAGATTATAAAAAATTTGGAAATCCAGTAGAATTAAAAGAGTGGATAGGTGCAAAAAAAGCTGGAAAATCTTACAAAGAGTATGGAACCATTTTTACGGTGTCGAAGTCGAAACCAGGTGTTCCACAGTACCCAGCGATATTCAAGACCCTTGGCGACCTATCTCAATTTATCTACGCCGGTAGATATCAGACGATCGTCGCCAGCGGTGACAAGATGGGGATCGCCACGGGACTCTACGTCAATGCTAAGAAAAATACAAAACTCAGGTGCATGATGGAAGATGTTGTCACAGGGTTCATTGTCTATACAGGTATCGAAGAAATGAACTTCACAACCAAGAAAACGTGCAGTAATACCAAACAAAATAAAGCCTGTCTCCTAAACCCGACCATTTCCAAAGAAGCGCTCGCCGGTGAGATCATCGCATCGATCCCAGCGAATAAACAAGCCAACGTAAAAAACATTATGATCAAAAAGCCCAAGCCCGCGGGACTGAAAACACAAATTCAATCGTGGCTCAACGCAGCGCAAAATGTTAACATTAAAACAGCGAACAATATTCTGAATACCGTGAACAGAGTAGTTAATTATTTGAATGATTCTGATATAAAATACATTTTAAATTTTATGAATCGCCTAAACGCGAGAAAAAATATTACCGAGTCACAAAAGTTCAGAATTAGTAATATCAGAGGAAAAATTCAGTTTCAATTGAACAACAAAAATGGTCCCGCCGTGAATGTTAACCCAGCTCGACCCGGGACCGCTCGACGCACGCTTGGTGTGAAATCAAGGGGTGTAACTAAACGTTAAACCCTGAACAACTAAAAATTATTCAGGTACCGACGAGAGGCAGGATGCCTGTCAGAGAAAAAACCGACACGATGTTCGTGGGACGCCTCATCAAGCCTTACCAGGATGAGGGTGTCCGATGGATGACCGCCCGGGACAAAGAGGGCGGTGGATTCCTTTGCGATGAGATGGGCCTCGGCAAGACCGCCCAAACCATCGCGATGATGTGCAACAACCCGGGACGCACGCTAGTGGTCGCGCCCAAATCCGTAACGGCTCAGTGG